TGAAAGTGATTGTGTCTGATGCTGCCCCAAGGAAGTTATACGCTATTGAAGCGCTATCTATCAAAATAAGGGAATCAGACGCAGCCTCAAACATAGCCACAACATTGGCCGCTGTATCGCTAAGCGTAAGGGTGTCAGAGGCAGAGACGGAAGCGGCAAATACACCTGTGGCAGCATCTGCCAGAACCAGGGCGTCGGAGGCGGCGGCAACACCCGCAAGGGTGCCTGTGGCAGTATCAGACAGAACAATGGCGTCAGACACACTCTCTGCGTAATACGCATTAGCAAGACCACTGAAGGCCGCGCCGGAGAATGGATAGAAGCCAAACATTACTTCCGCTCTCCGTTATGCCCAGGGCAATGGGGGTGTTACGACCGGCGGGGTTACTTGATCAGCAAGCTGCTGAGCAAGGTTTGCGGTGATCTGCGCGCATTGCTCAGGGCCAAGCGCTTCTTCAACCCAGCCAATGACCTGTTGCTGGGTCAGATCAGCGTAAGGCGTGAAAGGCGAACCCGGCGTATAGGTCAGGCCAACAGTGCCATACACAGTGGCGTTGTAGGTGCCGTCAGTGGCGTTCTGACGCCAATGCACCGTCATCACCACATCAGTGTAGCCATCTTCTTGTGGCACACAGTTCATCTGCTCGATGATCCAGGTGTAGGTGTTAGCCATTTGCGTTCTCCTGTTCGGCAGACACTTGTGCCTGCGCCTGTTCGCGGATTTTCTGTACGAGTTCAAACACCTGTGCGTATGGCATGGCGCCAAGCGCCTGCAACACGGCATTGATCTCAGGAAGGGTTAGGTCGAGTTTCATGGATGTGCGGCCTTGTATGCGTCAAACTCAGCTTTGAGTTCTTGAATGGCGGCAACAAGAAGCGGGATAACATCGGTGTATGCCACACCCAAGAACCCGTCAGGGGCCGTTGTAACCGCTTCCGGTAGCGCCTGTTCGACATCCTGTGCAATCAAGAAAGAGCGGCGCTTGTTTTCTTGATCCGATTTATAGGAACCAATCACAGCTCGAAGTGAACCAACCTTAGCTACTGCATTCGATATTGGTTCAATGATATTTTTCTGGCGTTCATCCGACGACGACGACCAAGAAGTGGCACCATCAGACATAAACATGCCGACGCTGCTCTGATTGTAAACCTTGAAACTACTATTTGAGTCAGGGCCAACTTGCCAATACTTACCAGCCGTTGCACCTGAATTACGCAATCCAAGAACGGCAGAGCCAGAATTAACAAAAGCATGTGATGAAGCAAATAGGGTTGATGAAGTCAGCGCGAGTAGGTTTCCGCTGGAGTCTATGCGCATACGTTCAGATGCAGCAGTGTAAAAATTTATAAGACCACCAGTACCAGCAAGCTGCCCTATTTGATGCTGCGTGTTGTTTCTTACAGTAAACCAACGAGTAACGTCCGCGCTACTAACATCCAGGAAACCGCCTATGGAAGCATTATCTGGATTATTAAACTCTATCTGTCCGCCTTCGGCACCATTTGCGCGCGCTCTTATCGTACCATTTACATCTAGCAGTTGGGCGGGCGAACTCGTCCCAATCCCCACGTTGCCGCTGGTGTCCAGCACAATGTTGTTGCTGGCGCTGCTGGCGTGCTTAAGGTTGGTGGCTGCTAATGTGGACATTACTTTGCCTCCAATGCGGTCAGGCGGGCTTTCAGATCGTCATTCTCGGCTTTGAGTTCTTGGATGGCCGTAATCAACATCGGCACAAACACTTCATAGGGAATCATTTTCTGTGTTTCACCTGTTTGAGTATTACCAAAAACAGTCTTAACCATAGCTGGAAATACTTGTTCCACTTGCTGAGCTATGACGCCTAGCTTTTTTTCAGCACTATCATCATTTTTCCACCTATAGTTTACCACTTGGATTTTCAGTAAATCACCCAAATAGCTGCGGGCCGGAGTGATATCAGTTTTGAACCTTTGATCAGAAAGATTCGTGTAAGTCCCGTCAGCCTGAGTGTACGATTTTAATGACGCAGTACCGCCTACATCAGAATAAAAATGATGCACACCAGCGGAACTAGTGCCGGTCGGTCTGTAAGTTGTTGCGCCACCTGCGTTCTGGAATGTATGACCGCTTAATGCGGCTGTTCTTCCAACAAGCAAAGCGCCGCTGCTGTCGATGCGCGCGCGTTCGGAGCCGCCAGCATAAAACTCCATTCCATGATTGTTATAGCCAGCAGTTGAACCGCGAAGTGCAATCGCAGCACCGTTAGTATTAAATGCTGTGCCAGCGGATAAACTTAAGCTATATGAGGCGGAGCCACTAAGTATATTATAGTTTTCTGTTGATATATTACCATTAACTGTCAATTTGTATCCAGGCGAACTAGTCCCAATCCCCACGTTGCCGCTGGAGTCAATGCGCATGCGCTCAGTGCCGCCGGTCGCCACAGCAACCGTATCCGCAGCCGGGAAGGCAATACCCGTATTCGTGTCAGTACCCTGCACAGCCGGGGTGGAGGCAGAGCCGTCAACACCCGCGATACCTGTGGAGCCGGAAATGGTGATGGGCATGTCCTAGTCCTCACTCATACAGGATGTTGATGCTGCCAGCATCAAAGGTGTCGGTGCCGTTCACGGTCGTAATGCGTACGCGGTCCAAAGTTCCGCCTAAAGAAACAAACCCGCCACCAAAACCCGCCGCTCCACCAGAATTTCCAAAAGCACTCATCCCGCACCAAGTATTACCTGATATATTTGTGAAAATCATCAGGCCGTTTCTTAGCTCTGCCGCGCTAGCTGCCTCTATGATAAAACCTTGCCCAGAGCCTATATTGGCAATTGAAGTCCCCCCAAAAGAAGTTGAGCCAGCAGCGCCATACCCGCTTGTTGTGATGGTAGTCGCCCCAAGTTGAACAATAACTCTTGATATACCGTTTGTTGAAACTTCTCGAAACATCACCGTCACCCGCTTTACCCAAGAGGGAATACCAGTGAAGTCGATGCTTGTGCCGCTGGTGCTGGCCTGCGCTGTGCCAGAAGTAATGACGCTACTTGCCATGGCGGATACTGAAGCCCCGGTAATCGTCGGGCTGGTCAGCGTCTTATTGGTCAGCGTCTGAGTTGCGCTATCCGTTACCACATTCCCAGTATTGGTTGGAAACGTAACCGTGAAATCACTCGCCGTGCTGGGCGTAGTAAGGGTGACGGAACCGCCACCTGTGGAATTGAGCTTTACGGGCATATCGGACCATCCTTGAACACGGTCTGAGTTCCACTGGCAATCCGCTTAATAGTGGTTGCGTTGCAACCCACAATATCAGCAAGATCGTAAGAAGAAAGTTTCAGCGCCGCTTTCATTTCCATAAGACCACTGGCTTCTTCGGCGGTAAACCGGGCCACGCTTTTACCGGCATTTACGCGCATCCGCCTATAATGATCCTGGCTTGGAGCCGCCCATAAACCGTTTTCAACCGAGTGGCGCATGTTCTGTTTTGCAGACACCCATTCCAAATTTGCGGCTTGGTTGTTTTGCTTATTGCCGTCCTTGTGGTTAATCTGATTAGCACCTTCTGGTTTTGGGCAGAAGCTCTCAGCTACAAGGCGATGGACAAATCGAGTTACCTGAACACCATTATGGCGAAGACTGACCTGCGAATATCCGCGTCCGTTTAAGCCGCCAACCATACGACAAACCTTGCCATTCTTGCGGCTGATCACGCAGCCATCCGAATGAACGTAATAGTCAGGAAAGTCAGGAATTTTCTTTTCCATCAGACTATTGACCATGTTGAACCGGAAGGCACCGTTACCGTCGCGCCACTGTTTACCGTAATTGGGCCAAATGTCCCGGCATTCTGACCGCTGGGGATGGAATAACTCGTAGTTACGGTCTGACCATTTAGGTAAAACATCTGGTCAGCACCGCCACCAGTAGCACCACCCCCAATGGAACCCCAAGAAGTACCGTTATGACCCTCAAACCCGCCAGTGGTTGTGTTATATCGAAGATACCCCGTAGCACCGGTGGGGCGTTCACCGGTCGTGCCAACAGGAATCAACAACGCATCAGTGGATGAGATAGCAAATTTAACCGCAGGGGATGCCGTGCCGACACCCACATTACCCGCAGCCTGGATAGTCATACGTACGGTGTTGTTGGTGTAAATACCAAGCTCATGGTTGCTGGTCATACCAAGCAACCCGGCATTGCCCGAGGTTACACCAAGGACATTTGTAGCCGTACCATTACTAACCGTCGCGTTGACCGCACCGGATGCAGCCGATACGGTCAGTTTATTTGCAGGAGCAGTAGTGCCGATCCCGACATTACCGGAAGCATCAACCACGAACGGGGAGCTATCCGGGTTGGCTGAATCCTCAACCAACAAAGCATCGCCTGTACCGGTCTGCGTAATCCTGACAAGCGCACCTGCCGTACTAGCAGCAACACTCACTGCACCGGTGAGACTACCACCGCTGGTCTCTAACTTATCGGTATTCAGGTTCGTGAAGTTGGTATCAACTTCATTGTTCGTTAGTGGCGAACCTTTACCGGAGCGAGTTACGATGGTTGTCATCGGTGCCTCATTACGCCGAGAAGGTTACCGTCCACGTGACCTGAAGGGTGTCACCTGCAGCCTTGTTGACCACGGAGAACACCGTGCGGCAGAGCATGGTACCGGAAGTCGAAGCATTAAAGATACCGGCTTCAGTGACCGCCCCAGTGGCCTCACCAGCGGAGAAAGTAGCCACGTACACGATGCTCTCGTTGTTGGAACCGCTCTGCGTGGAGGAAGTCAGTGCTTTGCGCGACCCGAGCTGTGACTGAAGGGCTGTATCACCGGCAGCGGCGGCTGTTGTCCCAGAACCCAGAGCCATGTGAGACATCACGTTAGATGACGTGCCCAACAAGCGAGATGTGATATGACCAAGGCCGGTATTCACCACGAGATTTTTGATCTCGCGCGTTTCCTTGACTGCACCCTTCTCGTCTTTAAGGACGATGGAGAGTTTACCCGCCGCCTTGAGTTGCTCAATGGTATTCATGATACACTCCCTAGGTAAACGTGCGGGACTCGCCTACGTAGTCCTCCGCAAAATAGGTGAAATCACAGTAGTCCTGCATACGCAGGCTACCGCTATCAGAAGCGGTGGCGGTGTCTATAATACTCTTACCCGCTGATATTGCAACAACATCTGCTAGGGTAGAGGTATCAGCCAGAACTTTTGATGCAGACAAGGCCGCAGCGTCTGCCAGTGCAGCTAAGTCACTGACAATCTTAGTAAAGTTATTAGCCGAAGCATCAGCCGCTGAGGCTGTGTCAGACAACGGCTTAAAGACGCTGGCAACAAAAGCATCAGCCGCCGAAGAAGTATCAGCCAAGACCTTGGACGCAGAGAACGCCGGGCTGTCAGTGCCTGTGGCGGTGTCTGCTAATGCCTTCGAGGCCGAGAAGGCCGTAATTGCGTCGGTAGTACTAACTGAATCGACCGGGGCCTTGGTAAATGCAAGGGTGGTCAGGGCATCAACTACAGCGGCGGAATCAGCCTTAGAGGTACTGAAGGTAAGTGCAGCAGAATCAGTCGTTGTAGCTGAGTCTGGGACAGCCCTGTCTCTAAAAAACCCAAACAGCTCAGATACGCCAACCGTATCCGTGATGACTTTGGTGAAATTGATGAAGAACCCGACCTCTACATACCCTGGCTCAACGTAATCTTCAGCAAAATAACTCTGACCTTAAGACACCCCGACCGTATCAGTGAGCTGAAAAAACTTGAGAAACTGACCCAGAAGTGTCCGAATACGAATGTACGGCACAAGTACAGATGCACGAAAGGCCACAGCAGAGACCGTGGCCTTGGCAGTAGCAGCCTGTACAACTGCCCGTATCCGTATCCGGGTAGGGTCAATCCTCATGCAAACTGATCACGCAGCCTGAACTTTAGAACATCATAGACCGTTTGGCGCATACCTGTAGGAAACGTAATCTCAACTTCTCCGTCATAATCACCGGCGGTCTGATTAAGATCGGTAGCACCCCAAACTACTATGGCAATACCCTGCGTAGCCGTCAGGGCCGGGATCGTCAGGGCTCGGCTAAACACCACTGTACCAGTGGTCACCGACTTGAAGTGCATGGTGGCAGTGGCGCTACTCAAATCAATCGCAGCACCTGTCGCTTCGTTGGTCAGGGTCAGCTGAATCTGAGGGCCGGTGTCGTTACGCACCAGCCTGATTCGAGTATCAGTTACGCGCGGGTCCATGGGCGTCTCCTACGCGAAAGGCGGGAAGCGCATGGCAAGCGATCCCCGGAACACACCCAAATTTGACTGGGCGCGAGCTTCGGTCAGGGTGAACAGAAATTGCTTGGCATGGTAAGTAGCCAACGCCTTGTCTGCCCACTGAACTTGAGGTAGGGCAAGCAAGGTCTGCAGCGCATAATGTAGGATGGGCAATTCATACTCATCAAACACAGCCTCATCCATCTCAAGGGCTGACCGGCTGGGCTTTAGCGCGTAGATCATGCGCACTGAGTAGGTCTTGCTCGCATCCGGGGCCGGAAGCACCACATAACGATGGACATCCACCTGAGCCAGAGAACGAGGTTCGGTGCCATTCTCGGCTATAGCCGTAGATGTGGTGGATAGGATCGGCCACTTAGGATAGAGCTTAGTAGCTGCATCAAGCGTCAACACTTCCAAAGCGCTATCATTAAGCGTGGCTGAAAGCACAGACTGCACAAGTGTGTCGTCCGGTTTGTTGAAGCTGTACTGATAAACCCCGGGGGTCAGGTTAAATGCAGGCTGTTCATAACGCCAAACCAAGGCTCGCTCACAGACCCGAATGGCAGCATCCCTGATATATTGTACCAACAGGGGGTACGGGCACCCGGGGACGCTTGCGCTGACCTTCGCTGACAGTGTGGAGAAGGCTCTGGTCGTCATTGTGGCCTACCTGCTGCCATGGGTGGTGCCGGAGCGTTTTCATTGTCGATCAGGGCTCGCTGCTGCAGATCAACCCCAAGGGCCTGCACAAACGAGTCATAGAATAGCTTGGCCCGGTTAGACAGGACATGCTCATCATCGATGGATGAGGCCAACCACACAACGCCGTCAATCACAGCACCGAGATAGGTTTCCTTGAGATAGGGGATGGTCTGATTGATTGTGTAACTGCTGGGCTCAACCACGTACTCAGCGGTCGCCGTCAGATTGGCAACAGGGCGCGGATACAGGAAGAACTTAGTTGCATTGCGCGGGTGGCGGATGAAGTTAAACGGAATGCCTGACGGATCAGAAACCCACAAAGGATAGGCTCGCTCAAGAATCTCCCGCTCAACCTCACTCACAGCGTTGAAGTTGTCGATATAATAAATCTCAACCAACCTATGTGCATCGCTCGGCAGGTCCTGAATGACCGTATTAGCTGTAAGCGGGATGCTTGTGATGTTGGTGAACAGGTCTGGGCGAAACACCACGACACGCTTAATGACCTGATTTACGTACCCAAGCAGGTCCGTGTCAGAATAACGGTACGGGGATTGAGTATCCTGAAGGAGCTTGCGCGCCTCCACGATAACTTCCGCAGGTGTCACGACGGCAGACCCCTTGAAGCCTCGGCATTGAGAGCTTCGTTAGTATAACCCGGCTCATCGGGAATGTCATCCGTAAATAGGTTGAGTGGCTCACGCTTCTTACGGCCACGCTTTGCAGCCACGGCTTCGATGGCTGCGGTGGGTATAAACCGCTCTGGGTATGCTTCTTCCTCAGTAACCTCATACACAGCTGGGTTCTTAGCTAGGATCGGGTCCCACTCAAAAATCCATCCATCCTTACGGCTCTTGAGATACCGGATGGTCACTTCTTTAACCCCTTCAACGTCTGGGCCAAACGCGCCCGCTGACCCATCTTACCGGGCTTCTTAGCCGCAGCAGCCAGGGTTTTGGCCGGGATCGTCTCACCCTTCTTTACCCCTAGGGAAGCCCGCAGCGCACCCGGCTTCTTGATCGCTTTCTGAATCCACTTCTCAGCCATAACACTAACCTTTCCGCTTACCGGATGGGGAAATTGGCCATGATTGCCGGGCAGGCCCGGTCTTACGACCGGCCATAGCAGATTTCTCTGTAGAAGACATCTTTGCAGCAGCAGCTTTCGGACGACAAGCTGGATATGCGCGTGAACCTTTCTCAGTCCCGCTACGACCGCAGGGCTTCCCGGTCTTTACATCAACCCACTTCTCACCAAACCACTTACCGAGACCGCCCTTAGCCACGTTTCTTGACCCGGTTATCCGAGCCTCCCCACGTGCCGCCGCGCTTCTTGTACTCCTTAGCAGCCCACGCATTGGCGTAAGCACTGGGGTACACATCGAACTTGGCCTTGGCCTCAGCCTTCACGCGAGACCACAAGGCAGGGTTCTTAGGGATAGACGCGGCCATATCAGCAGTTCCATGCCCGAAGGCTTTTGTTGATCCGGCTGTTCGGATCATTGGCCGTCTTAGCTGAGGTCAGCTTCTTCTTCATACCGGTCATCCTGGCACAGAAGGAGTCGCGGCGGGGACCACCCTCTGGCTGCGGGGCTTTGAGACCCGGCTTACCGGGGTTGGCGCGGTTGTAGGAAGCGCGACCCTTGGCGTTTAAGCCGCCAGCCGGATTCTTCCCCTCCTTCCGCTGCCATGCAGGAGTCTTGGCCATTACGCATTTACTCCTTTGATAACCACGAAGTTGAGGACGGGTGTGTCGGTCGAGGTAGCGACGTTATTGAAGTTGGATATGGTGATCTTACACGAACCTGCGCTAACCGCAGTGACAGTCACTCCATACTGAGCTGAAGTGAGGCCCGAAGCAAAACAGACATGCACCACATCGGTGGCGTCAATGTAACTGTTTGTCAACGTAAATTCATTGGAACCATGTCCGGCTATAGCGGTCGAAGCAAACAACGTGATCTGACCGCTCAGTTTATTGAGCGTCACACCGGTTGTGCGGCTTGTAGCCTGCGTGACTGTGCCACCTGTACCCGACCCGCCATACCCGAACGGCTTCGTGGCTACGATCTCTCCGGTACCATTAGGCGATAACGTCAGACTCTGGTTCGTGGTCGTGGTGGATAACACGCCACCGTTTATACCGACGCCATCAGCAATGATCTTACCGGCCCCCTTTGGGATTAGGGTTATACTGATATCGGTATCAGTGCCGTCTGCCGTGAACGTGGTGCCGGTCAAGTCAAAATGAGCGGCAGCATTAACAGTACTGAACGTGGTAGCTTCCAAAGTTGTAAATTGAGCCGTTGGGATGACTACCGCACCCGTACCGTTGGGGGTGAGGTTGATATTCCCGTTGGTGTCGGTGGAAGAAATCGTGTTACCGTCAATCTTGATATTCTCGACTGAGACTGAGCCGGTGCCGATCTTCAATGCGGTTGCAACACCGGTACCGCTGTAGACCACCTTCTCGGACGCGGCAGGCCCACCGTCAACATGCAGCAACTGGCTGTATGTGTCTTTGATCTTATTACCGGTGAGGTTAGTGGGCATGGAAGACTCCTACATATGGAAGTAGATAGGGGCCGAAGCCCCTATCTATTAGGAAGCCATAACTACCCAGTTGGTGCCGTCAGACACCAGCAGAGCCCAGGTTCCGGCAGTACCAGCCAAAATGGCCGTACCGGCGGTGTTGGTGGCGATAGGCTTCACATTGGTCGCCGCAGACACAACCGTCTGAGCAGCGATGGTCTTGATGAAGATTTCACGACCAACCCAGGTTGAGGCGCTGGGAAGCGTAACCGTGATAGAGGCAGCACCATTGCAAACGATATGCGTCTCATCATCCGCGACAGTGAAGCTGGCAGTCTTGATCGCAGGAATACCGCGAGACAAGAAACCAAGCTTCGCTCGACCACTGCTGATGGTCACATTATCCTGAGCAACACCCTTATAAACACCCATGACAATCTCCTATGAAGGAGTGGGGGCCGGAGCCCCCACCGGGTTATGCGCTCGGGATGCTACCCAAATCGGCACCCATGTTGACCACGGCAATCGACAACTTAACGCGAGCAGCGTCAATGTTGTTGGTGTCGATGGTCATAACCACGTTGGTGTCGGCGGTCAGGTAAGCCGGGGTTGTGGAAGCAGCGGTCGCACCCACAGTACCATTCAGGTCAAAGTTGCTGTTAAACAGCGTCAAAGTCCCGGTGATACCGAAGTCAACCGTGCCAGCCGCACCCTCGGCGCGCACCAAGGTAGCGCCGCCACCAAGGATCATAGCGCCCTTGGGAAGAACAGCAACAACCAGGGTGTCAGTAGCGGCCAGGGCAGCAGCCCCGGCAGCCGAACGAGCAGCCGCGATCTTGGCGAAATCGAGGTCAACTTCGATCACCGAGAGGCGGTTCGTGTAGTTCGAGTTAAAGCCAACCGAGTTCTTATAGAACCCAAGGCTATCGGTATAAGCAGCCATGTTTTACGTCTCCTTATGCGAAGGTCACGACGGCCTGAGCCAGAGCTTCCGGCTTCACGACCTTGTACCCGTAAACCTGAAGGCCACGGATGATGTTACCGAAGGTCGTTTCCGAGCGGATCGTTTCCATTTCAGTCATCTGGGACGCGAAGGTAAAGCCCATCTTATGACCAGCAATGATGTTGTACTTCCCGCCGGTATCAACCTTCAGGTTGTGGCTGACATACAGCGTGAAGCGATCCACCATGCCGAGGCGACCGTTACGGAGCACCGAGGTGGTATCACCAACAAGCGACGCATCCTTCAGTTCGGACTTCTTGATTAGACCAGCCATGCGGGCCGGGATCACCAAGAAGCGACCCGCCTCCGGGGCATTCGCTTCGTCAAGCACGGTGCCGAGGTCAACGATCAGGTCAACCACGGAGGCCGTGCCGCCAGCGCCGTCCTTGGTCACGGACAGCGGAGAGCCAGTCGTACCGAGGTTGAACGCAGCAGACTGAGCACCGGCAGTGGCACCCTTGTTGCCAGAGGCAATGTCAGGCAGCACATCGGTCAGCACACGCTGGTCGATCTTAATCTTCATCTGCTCAGAAGCATCCTTGGACCACATGTCCATGAGCTTCACATCAGACTGAACGCGATCAATATCGTCCTCAACGCAAGCGAAGTATTCACCCTTGTCGATCAAGAGCTGCAACTTTGGCTTGTCGGGGTTTTCCACGACAAGGTTCTGACCCTTCACATAATCACGGATCGTGATGTTCGGGATCGTGCGGATGTTGACGGTATCACCCTGATTACGAATTTCGCCTTCGTAGTCAGTGTTAGAAATAGCCGCGAGAACCGTGGCATCATAGAAGTTCTCGATCAGCTTGCCGCTCCAAATCTCAGGGATAAAATTCCCGGAGTAGTTAGGGCGACCCGGTGCGACGGGGAAAGACATGTTGGGTTATCTCCATTCAACCATTTGCGACAATGCGATTTTCCCGCTGTGCAGCGAAAATATCGCGCTCGATTCGGTCGCGTTCGGCTTCCCGACCCCGGTAAACTCCCTTCCTCACATCATCAAAGAACTTAGCGATGTCCCGAGATGAGTAGGTCTTGGCGTTACCAGAAGTGGCAGAGGTGCCACCGCTAGAACGACCCCGACCCGGGGAAACTTGCCTATCAAGTTCGGATGCCTGCGCAGCCCGAGTTGGTTGAGCAACAGATTGACCGCTGAGTGCCTGCCAAGTGGAGAAGATACTAGCCACACGACGAACATCAAGATTACGCTGAGCATCCTCAAGGTAGGTCTGGCGGGTCAGCCCCGTCAGTGGATCAACCTCAAGCAACCAGTTGTGAAACTTCTGGTCTGCATTGGTGTCCCTCCAATGAGGAACTGCAGCCGTAAGGTCCGACCAAAAGGTTTGCTCAGCCGTTGCAGCTTGCCTTTGAGCCACTTGCTCAACGCGAGGTAAAACGCTGGTCTGCATCTGACGAATCATATGCTCCAACTCGGCAATTCGGTGGTTCGCCGCCGAAACTTCCTCTTTGGTCACACGACGCATGACCTCAATGGAATCGCCGTATTCCTCAACATCCTTGTCAGTTACCAACCGCTCTGCTGCCGAAACAGCAGTCATCGGGGCAGGCTGACTAGAAAGGGTAGACAACAACTGCTCAAGTTGCGTGAGCCGTGTATTCAACTGCTGGTTTTCCGACCGCAAGCGGCCTACGTCAGCATTATACATACCTTGAAGGGTACGATACCGCTGCTCAGCAGTGTCTCCCGTGGTATCCGAGCGTCGTTGCTCGTTCGACGCGGATTCAGGTGCGTTGTTCTCGGCACTGTCGGCTTGCGTATCCTGTACTTCAGGCGCACCCGCAGCTTCCACCGTCTCGGTGGCTGCAGCGTCGGTGTTACCTTCTTCATACATCTTGGCAATAGCCTCAGATTGACGACGAACTTGCTCAGGGATGGTCACTAGAACGCTCCTCTCGGTATGCGTGGTTGAACGGTTGGCTACCCCTAACGGGATTTTGCCACCAATTCGGGGGAATCCTGCAATAATTTGCACAGCTCTGTCAACACTTGACACCTACCCTGAGCAACACCCACGGCTGGTTGTGCCACATTTGGTAACTGTTCAAGTTCGCGCATACGCCATTCCTGCAACCACTCCATAAAGGGTGGATACTGGCGGGATACAGAAGCTAAAACCTTTACGGTATCTGGTGACGGTCTAATCAACCTGCGGTACCTGTAGTTTGATTACGTACTACCGCAGCCCCAGCACCGCCTGCCGGATTACCGGCCTGATCGAGCGTCCTTGGGGCCGCACCACCCTGTTGAGCCGGAGCGGGCGGCTGCGCCTGCTGGGCAAGGGCCTGCATACGGGCCTGATAATCCAGTCTCTCACGGGACGGTACGATATCCTCAGCGGGCATTTGAAGCCCCTTAGCCACTTCACGGAGGATGGCCGCACGCCCATCGGCCCCAATAATCTGCATGTCAAACTCGTTGGCAGTAGCATTGAGGAACTCAACACGACGAAGGTTGACCGTCTCACGAACCGCAAGGTTGATGGCACCACGCGGGATAACTTGCGCATCGCCCTTGATGGACTCATCCGGGTCATAGCGCATGTTATAAACAAACTGCCGCTGGACAATCGGCTTGGTCACATCTGTGTCGATGTGCATCACCACCTGACGAATACCTTTACCAGCGGAACCCATCAGCATAGACAGGCCGGAGGCCGTGCGACCGGCGCCCTGCACATTGGTATCGCCATAGATGTAGGCTGGGATACCAGAGTGATCGTCAGCCAACCGGCTGAATCGCTCATAAACCCCCATCAGGGTAGCTGCATTATCGTTGGGCTGATTGAACCGTACCGCCGGAGCAGAGGACCCCAGTGGATCATTCAGCGTCTGCCAAATCTTCCATGGGTGAATTTGCGTAATGTCTTCGTTCGGCGGGATACGCTCAAGATTTACTTCGACCTGCGGGCCAGAAGCGATGCTCATGTTATTTACCAGAGCACGAGCCGCCGCATTACAGATGTTCTGCAAATCCTCAATGATCTCGGGTATGCCACGGCCCCAGAAGGCACCGGGCATCTTGATGAACGAGGTCTTGACGTAGGGCTTCTCGCCTAGCGGATCGTAGTTCAGGATGGCCTTAATGACGTAGTTACCTACGAGCCATGCATTGGCATCGTATTCCTTCGCCTCGTCAGGTACCTCAGAAGCATCCATGCCCCACTCACGGAGCATCTTACCGCTGATCTTACCCCAGAACTCAAGGGCATCAAACATGTCGGTGGGGCGCATCTCAGTGTAGTATTTGCGCTCCTCCTCCTCACGCTGCATCTCAGTCGGCTCAGACACCCAAGTCTGGCCCGGCCCCTCATCAAGCACCTTGCGAATCGCCTGATCGTCGTATCCGGGAACACCGATAAGATCGGCCAACGCCGACCGGCTTAGCCTATGATACTCAAAGATGTACCCATCATTGATCCGTGTGATACCCGGCTCGGGGTAGATGTTGAACGGACTTACCCGCTCAAACTCCGGCGCAAGCCGCTCAGCGGCTTCCACAATAGTCGCACCCCCGGGACCCTTGGTCCAACCCAGATGGCGCTGACGGCGCACAATAGGCCCCTTAACGAAGGCGCAGGGGAAAGTAACCAGATCGGTCAGAAACTCATTGAAAGCATCAGCCCAACCGCCCTGAAGGAACTGATCATCAATCTTGGTCTTCATCCTATCGACCCGGGCTTGGGCCGCTTGCAGGACTTTGAACCGGTAATCTTGGGAGACCATCTCCCGAAGTTCCAGCATCTGCGTTTTGTTCGGTGCCTGACCGGTCGACTGGATAATCTCCATGACCTGCTCGGCAAAGGCGGTCTGAACCTCCTCTGCCTGCTCGGGGGACAGGTCAGGGATCGGCGTGGGCTGCAGGTCCCAGGGGGGCGAGCCGGTATCCAGAAGAATATCGCGCAACCAGCTTTCTGCTGCACGGCACTTAACTTCCGTCAGCATCATATAAACCTCAGACCCGCCCTGAACGCGAATCGCCTGAAGTTTATCAGCTTCGTACTCCCCGTTACGCTGACGGAGAGCCTTAAGCATCACATCGTTGATCGGGTCCTTGGCAATACGCGCAGCATCCCAGCACGTCTTGAGATGTGCCGACAAACCCGTGATGAGATCACTATTCTGCCGAGCTTGTAACTCGGCGTCCACACGCTCGCGCTCAGTGCGATCTATCTCGCTGTTACTGACAACGCGGAGTATGGTAAGTCCTGGCATTTACTGATCAAGCCTGTGCGTTGCCACGCAGAACGAGGTAGATGTCAACAGCATCACCTGTCCCGCCGGTGATCGTTGGGCGAAGATACGCACCAGACGAACCGAAGTTAAAATATGCAGCAGCCGTAGCACTGATCGTCGTGCCAGCCACATCCTTCATATCGAAGTACGTTGCGTTATCATTCGACTGCTGCAACTTCACCGTAGCACCGCCAAACGTACCGGCGAACTGCACCGCAGCATCAAGCCCTAGGCGAGCATTAACAGCATATGGATTGAGCGTGTCACCAGTAGCGACATTCTCCCACAAAATGTAGGGAATACCCTCAGCAGTACGGTTAAGGACCGGGGAAACAGTGGCCATAATCAACCCCTTTTACGGCGCGGTTCAGCCAAGAGTAGCGACCTTTGCTCAATGATGCAAGGGATAAGAAAAAACCCCCCTGTAGAGGCAGCTACAGAGGGGCTAGGATCGGGGAGGATGAACAAACGAGGTACCCTCGGACTAAGGGCACAAGATATAGTATCAAGTCCAGCCAGCAGATGCAATAGGTTTGATTGGCCTCTTGAGATGGGCCACAGCCCCTTCGTTGGCGTTGGCAATATGGAGCATCAGGTACTGCAAGGCCTCAGCCACGTGGCTGTGCTTGTTCTTGTCGATGTCCCCATCCCCCCTGGGCTTGTACCTATAGCCTCCCATCATAGCCGCTTTAAGCCGGGTGCACCTGGGGTCAACCAAGAAGGCCGGGTCCCCGTCCACCTGCCGCATAAGGAACTCATCCACCGCATTAACCCGCGCTGAGACGTTGTTAGTACGGGCAGATATAACCCGCATACCCTCAGCCTTGATGATGTCCACCGCACTGCGTTCGTCGGTCTGCGCCCGCTGTATGCCCGCCGGGTCGGTCACCACCAGCACCGGCACACCAGGGAACCGTTCATAAAGCAGTGGTTTGAGCACCGTACGCACGAAGCGCTGTATCCCCATATCGAAGCTGACCGCCTCGTCCAGTATGAGCGCCCTGCCGCGCGGGTCCTGCTGCCCGATGACAGCCGCAGGCGTGAGCCCCAGGTCCATCCCTACCACGATAGGCCGCACCCCGTTGGTGATGTAGCGCAGCGGCGCCTTAGCCATGTGGTAGTCGGTCCTGAAGTACTTATACACAGGCATCCCTGCCGAGGAGAGCCCGTACTCTCCGTCGATATAGACCCGGACATACTCATCAGACCGCCCCTGGGTGTCGTAGTACCCTTCAGGCAAG